GTTACCATCTTGATCAGTGGTTACATAGAACACACGACCTTTTCCTTCTTCAACTACTTCTTTTGCTTGTTGAGCAGCAAATTCTGGTGCACCATATATTTCGTTTGGATAGCTTGATGTTTGGTAACTACCAGTACCGATACTAAGCAAGTCGTGACCTGTAACTCTCAGCGTACTAATACCTACAGTAATTCTAGCAACAGTATCTGCAGGAACACCAGCTCGCATTGTTGGAGCATCAGGGTATACACCAAATGATCTCGTTAGTGCAGGTGTTACGTCTACTTCTGCATAAAGTTGTCCTGTAGTTGCTTTATCTCTATATGCAGTTATTTCGTGTATTGTCCCGTTGAAACCAAATTTATATGGTTTACTATTGGCAATTGCACCTTGTATTCTCGATGCTTCATTAGCGTCAAAGTCTACGTCTAAACGTAAAGTAGTATCACCGACTTGTCCAGATCCTGCAACACTACCTGCTGTATCGTCTAGTACTAGTTTAACATAATCATAACTTTCACGAAGTGTAATACGTGATTCGCCTTCGGGCAATCCTACAACATCATATGCTAGTACACGGTATACTTTATCTGGATCATCGTCATAAACTAATGCCGTACTAGGACGAGTTGGATTAACATCAATAATGCCGTCATATTTAACAACTTGATTTGCCCGAATAACAGCAGATGTGCCGTCGGTAATATCTACTTGTATACCAGGATTGTCTGGAGCACCTTGAGCAATGTTTAGAGAGTAAACTTGAGGATTTGTTCCATCAATTGGAGTTATATTTGTTACTTCATATCTGTTTAGGTAAACCGGATCACCATTCATATCATTAGCGCCATTGTGATCAATTTCTATTTCACTTACGTTAAATGGTGCATAGTCTGGATTGATAATATATATTACCGTATCACCTCTTTGATTAGGATAATCTCCGGTTGTTTTTACTGTAGCAATTTGTACTACATCTTCTGCTACAAATACTTGGTCGCTTACTTCTAACGGATCACTACCTTTGGCAACAAGAGCAAAGTCACCGTATGCTGTTGAACCGTTTAGTGATCGTATGTCTGAACCATTCTCTGCTAGATAACTTACGTGATTATAATAACAGAATACACTAACAAGTTCACAACGTGCATTGTTAGTTGTATACACACCGTAACCTAAATCATTAACTTGTGTGAAGTCATTACCGAGCATACTGATATTACCAGCAGTAAGTATTTCTATGTTGTAGGGCACCGTAGGCAACGCTACAGCAGTCTCGTTTACAATTTGATAGTAAGAAAGCTGCCAAGGTGTTGCAGGGTTTAGTAATAGTCTATACTCGCCTGTGCCTACGCCAACTGTATCTGCTTTGTCTATTTGAAACCGTGTGCCGTTAATAAAGAAACTTGTTGGAGTTTGTGGTTGTCGATATACATTATCAATAACTATCTCAGTTGTACTGTTTACTTGTTTGATACGTGCATCTAGGTTACCAACAAAGCCGTCAATAAACATACCTCCACCAAATAATATGTCTGGTGCTATAGACTTTGAAAAACTTGATGCTGTCTGTGTGTAGGGTGACTTAGTAAGTATTTGTCCTTCTGGATCTAATACTTCCATAAAGCCGCCGTGTCCTTGTACACTGATGTTTCGTATAATGGTTGCGTCATTCATTAAGAACACATCCATCTCGTCATTGGCTTTAGGTGCGTTAAAGTTTCCGTTTATTATTTCTACTACAGAGCCAATTAAATCCTCAGCAACACTTTGTTCTGAACTTTCTAATAATGCACTTACTTGTACCTTTAAATGATTAATTGCCGCGGCAGTTTCTGTAACTTGATCTGCAGGCAACTGACCTTGATATGTAAGAGCTGCAAATAGTGTTTCTTGATATCCGCCATATAGCATATCTAACGCTGTTGCATCAACAATGTAACCTACATCACGTCTACACTTTGCTTCATCGTACACTAAACTAGGATAAGTTGTAGTAATAAAGTTTATAACACTATCTTGTAGTGTGTTTTTTGTTGCCATTGTAGACAACGTTTTGTATGCTTCGTCGTAGTCACCGGGATTAATAGCATATGTATAAACATCATTTGTACGATCAGCTAGATAATGTGCGCCAAATGGATTATCACCAACAACTGCCGGATCTAAGTTTAAGTGTTCAGCACCACGTTTGAATCGAGTGTTTGCCCAAGGACTAGCACTTGCACCCGGACGAGGTCTTATAATGCTACGTCTAAATTCGTCACCTTTGATTGAGGTGTTATTTGGTACCTTAATTGGAAAGTGTTCAAAGTAAACTCCACTTTCAACTCTAATTGTTATTTCAGGATATTCTGTACCAGATGCTTGGTACTCACTATACGGAACACCTGGAATTGGATTACCAAACTTCAATTGTTCGTTAGTTGTAAATGTACCTTCTTCAACTTTTATAATTAACTGATCAGCAGTTTGTCCTGCATTAATATTATATTCTTCAATAATACCTACAGCGCCACTAGTTTGACCAATTACTCTAAATCCACTACGAAGTTCAGTTCGAGCATCTAATTCACTAGCACCTTTGAATATTGCAATATCTTTAAAATCATCAACATCGCCTATTGATACAATATACGAACGCTGTTGTTGTACTTGACTATCGTATGTGATCCATTTTTGGTATGGTCCTAATCCTTTTGAAGCTCTATTAATTACACGTTCGGCTTCTCTACAGGCAGCGTTTATACTAGCAAATGCTGTTCCTGGAGTGCGTCCTCTTTTAACTCCGAATATATTATCATCACGTCCGTTAGGAGAAACAAATAATACATTAGTACTTGTTTGGAAAGGGGTGCTTGCTACTAGATAATAATCTGAGCCATCTGAATATTCTAAACTTTGTGTTGCTGTGTTATATCTAAAAAGGCCACTTGATGCAGTAGGTCTTTCCGCTGTGCCTTGTAAAGTTAGTTCTGTTAGATTGCCTTCATCATCGACTTTTATTTTATCGCCAAATGCAGGCTTGCCCCCTGCTGTTTCGCTATCACCTATATATAATTGATCGTTTTCGGTATCATAGATGACTTCGCCATTAAGTGGCGTAAAAGTTTTTCTATCAGCTGTTGGGCCACGCCTAACAAGTATACTACCGTGTTCTGGATCTGACATCTATTAATCCTCTATTAGCGGACTGTCTGGTCCGTATGTAATGCTTGGATCGTATGATGCTGTACCTGCTAACGGTATAGTACCACCGTCAAAGTAATTTGCTGGTGTATGGCTAAAAGCCTGGCCATCAATCCTTGCAACTTTTGATACATAACCGGGATTAAGTTCGCCGGCATCAACTGGCGGAATATTAAAGAAGTTATTTGTGTCAAATGGAGCACCGCGTCTAATCATACTACAATCCTTTGTAGTATTTATCGGACTAGACGAGCGAGGTGTTAACTTAGTGCTATACCAGTAGTCGTTGACGTATACTGTTTTGCAATTTCTTCTTCAGTCTTTGCAACACAACTTACTGCGTGTGCTTGAAGGACAAATTTAGCATCTGGTGATACTCCAAACATAAACGGTGCTAGTCCTAGACCTTGTTGCTGTGCAATAAGAACCATTGGCTTATGCAGTTTAAATGTTTTATCGTTTTCTTCTTCCAGGCGAGCTACTAATTCTTCTCCTGAAGTTAACTTAAAAGAGACAGTGTCTCCAATTTTGTATGGGGTTTCTAATAACATATTATAATGTAAATCCTGTTCCGTTATATCCGGTGTTGTCAATGTATTCAACCATTTGTTCGTAACCGCCTACCTTTTCATTTCCTACAATAATTTGTGGGAACGTTCTTGCAGTTGGAAACTGTTCAAACAATTCTTCTCTTGTAAAATCGGTGTCTAGTTGTTTGTATTCATACTTGTACTGTCTTGATTCACAAAGTGCTTTTGCCTTTGTGCAAGATGGACAAGCAGGTTTGCCATATATAGTAATCATAAGCTAAATCCTTTTAATGAGTCTTTACTCACATCTTGTTTAATGCCACCGACGATATAGCTTTCAACTTCTGTCTCTTGAGGTGCAACTTGCAATCCTGAGCTAGACAACCAATGCTGTGTCCACGGTAGCGGGTTAGTATTTACTGGGGCATCAAATATAGCATCCATTCCCAGCGCCTTGAGTCGTCTGTTAGCAATGTACTCTACGTACTGATGTAACAATGTATCATTAAGTCCAATCATTGATCCATCTTTAAATAGATAATCAGCCCAATCTTTTTCTTCTGCAACACATTCACGCCATAAGTCGTATACTTCTTCTTCGCACTCTTTAGCAATCTTCTTCATCTCTGGATCGTCTTTGCCTTGAGCCCATAACTTCAATACGTGTGTGCTTAGTGCTAGGTGTTGTGCTTCATCTCGAGCAATCAATGAAATAATCTTTGCAGAACCTTCCATTAGTTTTAATTCGCCAAAAGCAAACGTACACGCAAAACTTACATAAAAACGCAAGCCTTCTAAGATGTTTACTGTTTGCATTGCAAGATATAGTTTCTTCTTGACTTCGTGCATATCGCCTTCGCCGCGATGTTGAAATGCGTCTACTGCATCATTAAATGCATCATAGTGTTTGGTAACACTTTGTGCTCTTGCAATGATCTTTTCATCATCTAAAATAGTATCAAACACTTCTGATGGGTCAGCATACACGTTCTTCATAATGTGTGTATAACTACGTGAATGGATTGTTTCAAAGAAATCCCAAGTAACAATACATCCTTCTAGTTCAGGTAAGGATACGTGTGGCAAAAATGCTAGGCACGGACCACGTCCTTGGACACTGTCAAGTAGTGTTTGATATTTCAGATTAGAAGTAAAAATGTGCTTCTGCTCTGGACGGAAGTTAGCAAAGTCAGCACGATCTTTTTGTAGACTTACTTCTTCTGGTCGCCAAAAATAACCAAGCATAGTTTGATTAAGTTTGTCAAACACAGGGAATTTGAATACATCATATCTCTGTGTGTTTTGATCTGCTCCGAAGAACATATTTTGTTTGGTGAAATCCACCTTTTCTTTGTTAAAAACTGTCTTTGCCATCTGTTTTATTTCCTCTGTCTGTGCTCTTTTATACTAGCGTATCTAGCAGGTTTTGTCAACCACTAAATTGCACACGCCTCACATTCTTCACCTTCGTCTATTTCACCAGGTGCTAACTCTACTTGTTTTTCTTCTTCTTCTATTTCACTTGGATCTTGCTTGTAATCGTAAGTGTTTTGATAATAACTTGTTTTCCAACCAAACTTATACGTGTTTAATAAGTCACCAATCATAACACTCATTGGAACTTCGTTGTCCTCGTATTGTGTAGGATTATAACTCCAGTTGCCACTAATTGCTTGGTCAAAGAACTTTTGCATAACTGCAACAATGTTAATATATCCTTCGTTACTTGGCATATCCCATAGTAAACTATAGTGATTCTTTAGTGTTTGATACTGTGGAACAATCTGCTTAAGAGGCCCTTTCTTGGACTTCTTAACGGACAAGTAACCTCTAGGTGGTTCGATTCCGTTTGTTGCGTTCGACACAACGGAACTGCTCTCCGAAGGCATTTGTGCGGACAAAGTGCTGTGCCTAAGGCCGTGTTCCCTAATCTGTACTCGTAAAGCCTCCCAATCATAGTTTAGCTTGTTCTCCACAATAGTATCAACATCTGTTTTATATGTGTCAATAGGCAAAATGCCATCGCTATATTTAGTACGGTCAAAGTAATCACAAGCGCCACGCTCTTGTGCTAGTTTGTTTGATGCTTTTAACAAATAGTATTGAAACGCTTCTGTTAGATCGTGTACTACTTTCCAGCTTTCTGGGTCTTCATATTTTGTTTTGTTTTTCGCAAGATAATGTGCTAAACCAATATAGCCTACTCCTAAACTACGTCTTGCTTTAGTACTAATCTCGGCTGCTTTAATTGGGTAACGCTGGTAGTCAATAATTTCTTCTAATGCTCTAACTGCTAATTCACATAATTCTTCTAAGTCGTCTAACTGTCTAATCAATCCTACATTAATAGCACTAAGAATACACAATGCAATTTCCCCATCTGGATCATCAATATGATTAAGCGGCTTAGTTGGAAGTGTAATTTCTTGACACAAGTTACTCATATAAACTTTGTCTTTAAACGAACTGTGTGTATTACAGTGATCAACATTCATAATATAGATACGTCCTGTTTCAGCACGTTCTTTAACCAGCGCACTAAACAGTTCCATTGCTGGTACTACTTTCTTTTTAATACTGTAGGCACGTTCGTATTTCTCATACATCTCTTTAAACTTGTCTGCATCGCCAAAGTATGCTTCATACAATCCTGGTACATCGTGCGGCGAGAAAAGAGTTATATCACCACCAGATAACAACCTTTCATACATAGTTTTGTTTAACTGTATGCTGTAGTCTAGTTTACGTACTCTGTTGTCCTCTGTACCTTTGTTGTTCTTTAGTACAAGGATGTCTTCAATCTCTTGATGCCAAAACGGGAAGTGTGTAGTAGCACTACCGCCACGTACTCCATTCTGTGTACAACAACGTACTGTGCTTTCAAACTTCTTTAGGAAAGGAACGATACCAGTGTGCGCCACTTCGCCACCACGTATTTTCGCATTGACGCCACGTATGCGTCCAGCGTTAATGCCAATCCCCGCACGTTGAGCAGTATACCTGCCGATAGCCATATCACTAGCAAAAATGCTGTCAAGAGTGTCATCACTATCAACAAGTACGCAACTTGCAAACTGACGTACAGGGGTCCTGACGCCTGCCATAACTGGTGTTGGTATGTTGACTTTAAAAAGTGAGGTCGCATCGTAGTATCTCCTTACGTAGTGCATACGTGTTTCTGCTGGATAGTTAGCAAACAATGTTGCCGCAATCATCATATACATATATTGTGGTGTTTCAAAAATTTCACCTGACGAACGATCTTGTACAAGATATTTGTCAACTACTTGTCGCATACCAGCGTAGGTAAAGTTCTCATCACGCTTGTGACGAATATAGCTGTCTAAAGTTTCAATTTCTTCTTCAGTGTAAGATTCAAGTATTGCTGGATCATAAAGACCACGTTCAATATTTAAATTAATTATATCCTTAAATGGTAATGCTGAAAACTCTCCAAATACTTGCTTGTATAGTCCGTAAGTTAATAACCTTGCTGCCGCATATTGATAGTTTGGATTATCTAATGAAATAAGATCGTTAGCTGAACGTACTAAGACTTCTTGAATTTCACTAGTACTCATACCATCATAAAACTGTAAGTTAGCATTCATTTCAATTTGACTACTACTAACCCCGGCTAACCCTTCACAAGCGTGTTCTACTACTTTGTGTATTTTGTTGATGTTAATTGGCTCAGCGCCGCCGGATCGTTTTACGATGTGAATACCGTTAGACATATGTTGACTCCTCGTCTCTAAATTAATTGTTTCTATTTTCATTTACGGAGTATTTATTGAAGCACTGGCATCGAATAAATCGATTGCGAATATAATGCATCAGGCAAGTTCTCCTTTGAAATAACACCATCTTTATAGTTAACGCATATGTCATCTACAAATAACAGATAATGTGTTTCTGCCTTTTTATTGTTTGTACTGATATGTATCTCAAAATTACTACCACTAAACTTGTCTGTTAACTGTAGTGAAAAACACATTCCTAATACGACAGAGAACTCACAGTAGAGATTCTCTTCTAATAACTGCCAAGGATCGGGCCAAGTACTTTGTCCCCAGGGATCGACAGCATATCTAGTTTTAGGTGCAGAAGCGTAAAACTCTACTACATCTAAAAATGGAGTGTTAGAATCCTCAAGAGAAGACCTAAACTCGCTCCAGGTGGCTAACCTTTCTTCATATTTTTTGTTATACATTAAGACCTTGACGTTATAGTGTATGTTAAACTTGGAGGTGTTAATGAGCTTTCGGTAGTTGCATTATTAAATTCAATATATGCAGTGTCTACTGTTGTATCATTTACGTCTCCACTAGTTATATTAACAAGTTTTCCTCTAAATGTCAAGTTAATTGCGTTGCCATTTATGCCATTATCTAAACCTATGAACTCAAAATCATCAGTTACAGATATCTCATCATTTTCTTTATCAATTAATATGTAAAGAGTGCCCCGTCTTGTACCGTTTACCTGTGTTGAATTGTACTGGTAAGGTATTTCAAATGATCTTGATTGATTTGCCGGAAGTCTAAATCCTGTTACCCAGTTTCCGTTTGTACTAATTGGTACAATACTGTGAACAAAACTTTGGCTATAATGAAATAACCCTTCAACTTCTGGAATATATTTTGGACCATCTAAATCTAAGTTTGAGTTATTACTATTAACGTTAGTAACATTAACATAATCTTGATTGTAACCTAAGTCATATGTTCTTTCGAACCAATCTTCAATCGTTTCGTTACCTATAGTATCAAACTTTATAATACTTGATGTTGTAGTTGCACTTGTGCCACCTGCATTACCAACATCAAAATACTTATTTCGCTTAGAAGTATTTGCTGTACCTTTATTAACAATAAAGCCTTGCTCGAATACTTCTTTAAATGTACAATTTTCAAATAGTGTATTGTTAGGACCGTATGCAACACCGTCACCTAATTTATCAGCAAGGTCAGCGGCGTCAGTATAGTCTACTACTGGCATATTATTACCTAAACGCACACCGTTAAGTAAAGTTGAAAATGTAATGTCTCTAAAAGTGTTATCTTCAATATCAAAAGAACTGTTTACACCGTATGCAAATCCTTCAATATCAATATTCTCAAATAAATTTCTTTTTGATCTAACTGCACCACTAAAGCTCTTAATATTAATACCTATTGAGTTTGATTGGATTCCATCTCCGTCCCAGTACCCTTTTAATTTTAAATCAAAAAAGTGTCCATCTTCAACACTTTGAAGATTGATAGCAGTATTGTAAATATTTGAAACTGCATTTTCGTATCTTAATGTCATTCCTGATATAGAAATATACTTTGCTTGGTTTGATGCACTTAATCCGCTAGTTTCATCATAGTTACCAACAGTACTTGAACCGTTTACTGTAACAAAGATCGGCGAGTTTGCTGTTTGTTCAATAATTGTTTTATCTTTTCCAGAACCAACTAGTGTTGTGTAAGGTGGTATTTTAAGGCTTGAATCAATTTTGTACAAGCCAGGAGCAAGTTTAATAATACGTCTGTTTTCAGGTGTTGTTTTAGTGTTTAAGAATAAGTTATCAATTGCACGTTGTAGTGCAGCCGTTTGTATAACACTAACATCGTTTACTGCACCAAAGTTTGAAACATAAACTTCATCATCTAATCTTTGCTGTAGTGTTTTTCTAACTGGTGATCTTGCAGTAGCACCAGTTTGAATAATAGACTCGTTCTTTCTATATTCATACTGATCTGAGATATCAAAGATATTATCAGCTGAAGTAAGAATTTTTGTATTGCCAACTTGTGGTGCACCTTCGCTTACCGATCCGTTACCAATATAAAGTTCCTGTGAGTCTATTGCCCACCCTAGTTCACCTGAAGCTAATTGAGGTAGATTTGTTTCACCTTTTTTACCTCGTCTAACTTGTATTCTTGATATTTGTACTACAGCCACTTGTTTATCTCCTGCACCTTTATTATGTATTTATGCTCTGTTTGGCTTTCCAAGAGTCCCAAGTTTCAAACTTGCGTATATAATTGCCTTTGTTACTTGCAGGCATATTGCGTTTGTAGTCTTGCCAATTGTCAAAATGTTCCTTGGCTTTAGATACGTCTCTTTGTAGATAGTATCTTGCTAACATACGATGCCTATTGCCTACTTTATGCTCTGAATGACGCTCTGCATTACGTATCTTATCTACACGTTTTCGAATACTAGGATCTTTGTACTGTCCTACTAGTGCGCCGTCTTTGTAATTAGGATTATTTTTGCCAGAAAGATCATAATCAGCTTGATGCTGTTCAGTAATTAGCGAAGCGGCTCCTGCATCTTTTGTATTTCCTAGTTCAATATTATCAAGTATCCACTGAGGAGGGGAGCACCATTCTAACAACGGTGTTAAGTCGTGTTTAAAATAACCCCAATGAACGGTAGCGTGTACTTCTCTAGGAATATTAACTGTGTTATCAGAATGGTCAGGATCAATGCCTAACATCTTACATTTATATCTTTGAATAATATGATGTTTATGCATATTTTTCATAGTATGTATAGACCCTATTGTACCATTCGTTACGCCATTCGTCGTATTCGTGTGGCCATACATCAAACTGTTGATATGTTTCGCCGCCTAGCAACATTCCATCATCTCCGCGGCTACACATAAAGATATGTCCTTCACGTATGTTAGTGCCGTAGATTTCGTTGTGTGCTTCTGCGTATGCTACTAACTGTAAGAAGTAGTTCTGTACATACTCTAGCTTCTTAGGCTTGTTGGTCTGTTTAAAGTCCATAATACACGGATTGCCTTTGTACTTGCCAACTAAGTCTGTTGTGCCTGCGTACAGTTGCGGAACATATAGTGCAACTTCACTGCCCCATATTTCATCTACGTCAACCATTGCATTATCACGTACTTGTTCTGCCATTGCGTGAGCTTTCTTAGCAAATGGGTTACTACCCGGAGTAGGCCACTCGCCAAACTCTATATAGTCTTCAAGATACTTGTGCATACGTGTACCCACGCCTGCGGCTTCCGTTGTAATTTCTCGTGCTTTAGTTTCGCCTACTCGTTTGCGCCAAGCAATAAGTCCTGACTTGTCGCTAGTGGCGTCTAAGATAGTAGTAACGCTTGCTACAGCGTTGCCGTCTGGAGTTAGGTACTTGCGTTTACCTTCAACTTGTTTGCGGCTTATAGGTGCGTAATCAAACGTCTTTGTAATTAAGGACATTCACTGTTCCCTTGTCGTAGTACGGATCTACTCCGCTGTCCTCGTCATCTACTGCTTCAACAATTTCAACTTCCGGTACATTTGCTTTAATAATGCGCTCAACGCCCATTTTAAGAGTTGCTTTACTACCTGCACAACCTGCACAGGCGCCGCTAAGTTCTAACATTAGCTCACCGTCATTATACTCTTTAAAGTTAATAATTCCGCCGTGTCTTGCAACAGCAGGTTTAATCTGAGTTTCGATTATACCTTCTATCTGTTCAATAATTTCTTCATTCGGTCTTGTCATAATGACTCCTTTACTATCTTGTTTATTATACGATAATATTTAATAGTTGTCAAGTGTTATTGGCGTTTATTTGTAGCACGTTTAGCCATTTGACTAACTGCTTTATTACCTAAATCTTGTTGTGGCGCTGCTGTATCCGCATCTGTGTCAGTTTTAAGGGTAATACCGTCTTGGTTAAAGTTTTTAACCATTGACTTAATACGTTCGTCGGTGTCGTATGCTGCTTTAAATGATCTGTAATCAAACTGTTCTCTGTTTGAATTTTTCATCAATACGTTCAGTTCGTCAAAAGAAAACTCGCTAGGCTCTTTTTTCAAATTTGCATCAGCGAGTCTATTACGTAGGACCAACGCTAGATGCGTTGAACCTTCATTTACTTTTTTTTTGAAAGAATGGTACCTAATTTGCGGCTTCTTTCTACGCTTTCGCGTTTTGCACGGCCTGCTTCTTCTTCGCCGCCTACTGCTGGTTCTGCTGCTGCCATACCATCGTCTTCTGCTGGTACTTCAGCGTCAACTTCAGCGTCAACTGTTGGTTCCATTTCGGCATCAACTGCTGGCATCTCTTCGTCACCCATCGGTGCTTCAGGAGCTGCTTCGCCTGTTAATATACCAACGCCTGCTGTTGTTGCTTCACGTGTTGCTTCTAGTGCTGTGTATAATGCTTCCAATGCTGGTTTCACAGAGTTTGTAAATGCTTCTGATTGCTCCGATCCCATTTCATCACGAATTGAGTCTGCTAGTTCTAACATACTTTCAGTTTGCATTTCTGCTGTGTCTTCCATCCAACTGGTAATGCGGTCTACCATATCTTTTGCCGCCATTACTAATTCAGCTGCTTCTTCTGCACCTTCTTTTACTTGTTTCTTTTTCTTTTTATCTTTAATGGCTTTTTTCATTGGCTCTTTCTTGTCGCCATCTTTGTCCATATCTAAGAAGTCTGGCTTAGCCGCTTCTTCAACGTCCCCACGCTCTGTAATTTCTGCATTTAGTACATCAAGGAAGAGTTTTGATTTTTGATACGTATCATTTTTTACAGAGTTAAAACTTTCATTAGTTTCTATTTGACTAAGTGTTGTGCGCACCTTATTACGTGCATCAGCTAATTGCTCAAGTGTAAAGTTTTCTAAAGCAATGCGTTGTCCAAAGCGTTTTGCTAGGCTTTCGTTCAGCGACTTTGCTGTAACTGGTTTTGAAATTTCTCTTATATTCATTGGTCTAATCTTCCTGTGACTAAAAGTTGTTATAGTTATTTATCATCAAACATATATATACTTATCTAATTCTTCTTTAGCATATCTTGTCTTTGATGCTGCAATATCATATCTTGTTTGTGCAACAAAGAATTTTGTATCATCTTTTGTTACACGCATTGTGTGTTTATAGAATATAGCATCATTATAGTTCTTTTCAATTTCTTTATCTAATTTTCTAATATATTCTATTGGGTTTGACAAACTACCCGATGTTTCTTGTTTTGCAAGTGCTACTGCACTAGTTTTACAAAACATTTTGTCAACCTCCTTGTTATTTTTAGTATCAAACACTAAAAATCCAAAACGTGTTTCTCGAACTATTATATGTCCAATACGTATACTCTTGCCTTTCACGTACGGAAAATAACTTGTATCAAGATTTCTGTTTATTAAAGCTTCTAGCTCTTTAGCTAATTCAGGAGTTATTTTTTTAGATTTCATTTGCCAGCACCAAAGTCGAACCTTTATTATGTACTTTACTTACTAGACTTTTTCGAATTAAGTTCTCAATTATGGCTTGTTGTCTTTCAGTGAAACTGTCAAGATGAGTTATACTATCTAGTTGCGATAGTATTTCTTTTTCCTCATTTGTTGTGTAGATAGTAAATTCTTCTATCAACTCATTCAGTTTCATTGTTGTCCTTGTACCATTTGCTGTATAATTGGATCTAGTTCTTTAGTCTTGTGTACAGTTTTGATTGGTTCGCCTGGTTTTGGCTTTGGGTTTGTTAGTGTAACTTCGTCACCCTTTAAATCATCTATTTTAAAGTCAGCAGTGTTGCCAGCGTCAGTTGGCATTGGTAATGACTGACCTTTTTTAAGCACTGCTTTGGCTAGTGCTTGTGCATTTTTTGCAGCAACTTTTTTAGCAAGGCCTTTGCCTACGCCTTGAGCACCTTTAACTGCGGCTGCTCCTACTTTCTTTGCTGCCGAAGCGCCTACTTTTGCGCCTGCTTTTGCAATACCTCCTGCTGCTTTTGCGCCTAATGTTGCTGCGCCGCGAGCTATTCCAGCTATCGCCGGAATGATTTCATCTAACTGTTCTTCGTCTACTCTTTTATCTTTAAACTCGTTAAATCTCATCTTCTTCTCGCTGTTTTCTTTCTAGGTTTTAATTTAGAACGCGAATGTACATTAAGAGTACCTAAGCGTTTACTTGTTTTTCTAGCTCTTTTAGTTCTTAATGATTTAACTTTCATTAATGAACCTTTGCTTCGTTTGGCCTTTTTAATATTCTGTTTACTAGTAATATTTACAGGAGCACTACACGTACTAGGTTTACTTACAATTCTTCCTCGACGTTGTCCTGTTGTGCATCTATACTTACGAACAATTTTATTTCCACTTCGGCCAGCAATTTGAACGTAACCTTCTTCGAGGAAATCTAATTCAATATCTTCTAAATCAACAAATCTCATTATCTTGATCTCTTGTTCAGTGCTGCTACACGTTTACTTGCTGGACTTACTCGCTTGGTTCGTCTAGCTTTACGTGACATCTTACTACCAATACGTGCTTTTAAACGTTTCATAGCAAAACGTTTTTTCATATCAGGTGCTGCAAAGCATTGTTGTATTTTAGATACAATACGTCCGTGTCTCCGTCCGCCGGAACAACGATATTTGCGGACAACTTTCTTTCCGCTCTTTGCCCATACACGTTTTTCGTCAAGGCTTGTGGTAAGTTCTCTTAGTAACATATATGTATTTAGTTTTTTATGGAAGTGTTTATTGCGGTAAAGACATTAGCAGTACAACGATTGTTGATAATAATCCTGCTACTATTGTACCTGCTGATCCTATTAGGACCTTTGTCATTGACTTATTACCTTCGGTAATATCTTCGTGAATTTCTTCTACCTTCTTTTCAATCTTTGTCATACGATCATCAAGGTTTTTATATCGGAGAGCGCACAGATCAACGTGTGCTTCTAGGCTTTGCTTTTCTAAATCGGTAGTTGCTATATCTGACACTGTTTATTCTCCGTTAAGTGTATATTAAGTAAACTCTCAGTTGCCCTTAAAATGCCTTAGTTCAAAACAGTAAAAATAATATTCTTATCTTTTCCTGTTGTGCGGAATAATGCCTTGTCTATGTTTATAGTTTCGTTTAAGCCTGTAATGATCGGTATAAGATCAAAATCTTTTGTAAGCGTGTCTAAAGTTAATCCACCTTCATATTCTATATAAAAATGGAATGTCCAAATGTTTTGCTTACCTATGTATTTATCACTAAAGTCAAATTTACTAGTTGATATCTCGCCAAAAGTTGGACTATTATCATAAAATATGTTAACTCGTAATCCTAGTGTTTGTAACATTGTTTGAAAGTTTGCCTGTTGTTTATAAGCAAACTTATCATTATCTTGACGTCGAGCATTAGTTTCAGTAATGTCTATTAATGTATCAATACGAAATTCCATACTATTACTTATAGCCATAAAAAAAGGGTCCAGTAAAAACTGAACCCTTTTAGTGTGACGCCTGCCCGTAGGCCATAATCACGATTCTAAGGTAGTTAGAATTCTTTATGCAGCAAATGTTGCTACTAGTGAAATACCAGATACTGCTTCTGCGCCGCCTGGTCCACCTTGTACTGCAACGTGGTTGCCGTCTGCTACACCTTCAACTGCTGCGATTGTTCCGCCGTATGTTGTTGTGATTGAATCACAAGCTGCTGCTACTGTGATTGTACCTGTTGCTACTGCATAGATATATGTGGTTGGTCCTAGACCTGATTTTGCAACTACTGTTGCACTTGTTGCTACTTCTGCCATTTTTATTCTCCTATAATATTAATCTAAATGGTTAACTTGTTCATTTCTCTCTGAACTTGTTATATGTATTTAGTCTTTTTTTAAAAATATAGGAGTTATATGCTATTTTTGATGTCTCTTGTGCAAGTTACGCAACTGTGCTATTGCACCCGGTCCTGCATCTACTATATCGTCTATCATAGCAATAATAGGAAAATAACCTTTAATTAAACTAGCAGGTGTGCCGTGACCTTTTTCAGCTTCTTCTATGAAACGTTTGGCTCGCATAGCATTTTCAGGACCTACTAAGTATCCATATAGGGCAACGTTTCTTTCGTCACGCAGTCTTTCTACCCTACGTTTACGAATATCAGCCCAAGCATCCTCTTCTAAATGCTTTTCAACTAATCCTTCGTTGTATAGATCCTTTATAAAATTCATTAATTGCCTCGTGCCATTGCTCTTGCTTTTGCATCAATTTCGTCGTCACTTGGACCACCGAAATCATCTTCTGGCTCATCTTCTGGCTCAGGATCAGCAACTTTAATACTTGCTGGTTTTGCTTTTTTAGCAAGTTCAATAAACTCCATTGCTTCTTGTGGAGTAACACGGGCTGACTTAATAACATCTTTTAAATTCTTTGGTCCAAAATCTGTATTAAAGCGTGTTAGTGCATCACCAAAAGAACTCATTCTGTTTGATTTAGCAATCTCTTCATCGCTTACACCTTTGCCCATAGGCATTTTTGCACTTATGTCCATAAGTCTACGTCCAAGATCAGCAATCATTTTTGTTTGTGGATCGTCGCCATAGTTGGCTTCGTTTACAATATCATTCATTTTCATAATAGTTTTCCTTTATCGTTCAACTGCTCTGTTGTATTTACTAAAAGTTTTACGTGGCACAAGTTTTATATCACCTTCTGGATGTGCTAGTACATATCCTTCGCCACCTTCTACTGAGTCGTCTTTGCTTGACATACTCGATCTAACAGGAGCACCCGGTTGGTTGTCGAGTTGATTAATTACATCGTCTTTAACTTGTTGTATCTTTGCAACTACTTCCCATAGTGCATTAAATCCTTGTTGGTTATTGCCTACATATTCTGCAATCTTTTTCTTAGCTGGTTCACTTAGTTGATTACGTGCTTGTACCCAATCTAAAAAGTCTCCGCCTAAGTTTTCTAGTCCTGTGTCTACTTTGCTGTTCATATAACTGTAGAATACTTCAGGTAACTTTTTCATTTTCATTTGTGTTAGCGTGTTTATATCTAACAGACTGTCCATTGCGGCAGCATCTTTTGATATAATTGCTTTTAATTCTTTCACACTTGTATCATCTATACTAGGTGCATCTGACACTGTAACTGGAGGTACAACTAATACTTCGTTACCTTCAAAGATATCGCCATTCTTTAATGGACCTTCTACTCCGTCTGCACTTACTTCTCGGTGTATAACTATTCCTGCTGTGCTTGCGCCAATTTTTTTACCTAGTTCTGAATTTTGTTTTACTCTATACTCAACAATATTTGGTTTGAATACATAGTCGCCGCCTTCTGCTATAGGCTTGTTAAAGTAAAGCATATCGCCTTTGAAGAAACCTCTGTAGTCTTTAGGAGTTGCTTTTTCAAATGCTGTGTATGCAGTTTTCATATTGTCAATTAGTACGCCATAACCTTCTGGATTTTTTGCATAGCCTGGACGATTTTTAAACATTGCTTCTACGTCTTTTTCTGACTTTGCCTTGCCGTCGTATCCTTTTGCTGTAAATCCTGACTTGTCGGTGAATACAAAATTACCATCATCATCGCGCCCAAAGATGACTGCGGGACTGCCATCCCACTTAACGGTGACATCTGTGTGACCACCTTTTTCCATATTGATAAGACTTTGTAAAGCACGATTGGCTCCTTTGCTAGGTGGTAGTTCTCTAAAAACTAAATCTTCTAAGTGTTCAATGCGAGCGCCTTCAGTAAGTTTAACTGACTCTATCAATGGTGTTTTAAACTCGTTAAACCTCATAGCGATTGTATCCTGATAATTGTAGTATTCTATTCATTTGCTTATCAGCTAAACTTTCCTTCTGCATAAGTTCACTTGGAACACCAATATCTTTTACTGATCCGTTTTTAGCAAAACTAGTTTTAATTTTCTCTACTTCGTCTGCAGGTAAATTCTTTTCTACGGCTGCTAGTAAACTTTCAAAACTGTTTAAATCTTTAGCACCATCTAGTCCTAGTGCTTTAGCAATTTGATCTGGATTTTTAATTGGCTTTTGTATTGGTGTGTCAATGTTCTTTTTAGTATACCCTTTACCGTCTTTGCGTTGTGCCGGCACACGTTTAATTCTTACAAGTCCTTCTGTAGGGCTCCAAATCCAACGCTCTACTTCTGCTGAACGTCCGTCGTCGATTGTTTCG